ATCCAATTAAAATTTCTACTATTACTTGATTTTTCATAACTATTCAATTTTTAAATTAACGATACAAAATTAATATATTTTATTTAAATTAAAAAATAGAAGTTAAAAATTTAAAGGTGGAATTGCACCACCTTTAAATCAATTTTCATCTGGATTTTCTTCACCATATCTTTCTTGCATTTCATAATCTGATGTAACACCTTTATCCATATCTTCAGCTTCCTTACCAAGGAATTTCAAACATTTAAGTTTGAATGCTTCTGCTACAGGGTCATCATTAATTCTAAGAACGATACCTTCACGAGGAAGTTCATTTTTACACATTGGTTCATTTTCTTCCATTCCAAAGTTTTTATCCTTTTTCATTCTAGAAAGAACATTTTCATTCCAATGATTTCTAAGATCCAAATCAGGATAAAGATCTTTCATTAAGCCATTATACAAAATTGTAATTGGTTTAATTTTTGAAGCATCATTAGTATTATTTTCTTTATCACGTTTTTGAAGTGCAGGAATAAGAGTATGCAATGTATAATCATGTACATCTTGAACATTAAATTCATATACATCCCCATTTTCAAGTACATGTTTAATACGGTAAATCATTAAATAATTATCACCTGTTTTACAACCATAGTCATAAACTTTTCCACCAAGTGATTGGATTCCCGATGTAGAATTTGTTACATATCCACAAATTTCTCCATAAAATGTCATTCCTTGAGGAATAAAATCTTTAAGGATTTTGTAATATGTTGCCCAAATATCTACTCCATAAAAACCTCCAGACTTGCCACCATATTTAAATCTAAACAATGATTTAAATTTATCCCAAAAAGTAATTTCTGGTTCATTTTGGTTTTTACGTTTCTTTTTCTTAAACATTGATTTCAATGTGCTTGTAATATGAAGCCACCATGCATAAATTATTTGGTAAATAATTGCAATCATATTTTGATTTTTAATTACACCACGAGAGCTATAAATTACATCATAGCCTTCAGTAGTAAATTGCAAAACTTTAGGCAAATATACAAAAGCTTTTTCATACAAACCACCATACTTAGGTTTATGAACTTTTACATTACCAAAAATCGCTGATGAACCATGTTCCTTAACGGTAATTGATACTGAAGTTTCAGGTTTAATTCTATTCATTGAACGTTGAAGTTGTTCAGTATCATAATGAAATGCAAATTGTCCAGGAATCATACGATCATATTTTTTAATTTGCTTTTCATGACGGCCTTTTTTAACTCCACCATTTCGGCCTTTTACTTCAGGAACATATGCTTTTACAAACAAACGTTCACCTACAGTATCAAAATCTTCACCAAGATGTGCAGACCAATCAAAATTTTCCAAGTCTGCTTCGTATTCACCCATTTGGTATGGAGAAATAAGATAACCCATTGACATTACACCACGAAGTTTCTTCATACGAACACGACAGTTCTTACCAAAATAACCTTTATTAAGATTCAAATAATGTTGAATCTCTTCTTCAGATGCATTTTGTTTTCTCATTTTTTCCAAATGAGGACCTACATCTTGATAATTTGAATTAAGTGTGATATCATCAAATTGATTAGTTGAAGATAGAAACAAACTATCAAGTTGACATTCATTGGCTACATAAATCATATAGCTTCCTGTTTTAACCAAATCTTTACGAACTACGATATCTCTGCCTTCAACCATCACTGTGGCAAGAAAATCGGAATTTTCAATTGGTGTCAATTCACCAATTTGAACAACAGTTGCACAATATTCATGTGACATGTCTTTTGATTGTGATAATACATTTTCCATAATTTTAAATGTTTAAATTTTTACTAAAGTTCGAGTTTCTCCGCCACCAGCGATATTTCTATCGCAATTTTATTATTATAAATATTATTTTATTTTTGTTTTTAAGGCAATATTTTCCATTGATAACACCACCATTTAATATTGTATTTTTCTTTAAGCCAATCCCAATGGGTTTTTACTGATTTAAGAACCCCAATCTTTTTGTTTGCAGTACAATAAATAATTGGTTCATTTGGCAATTCTGGAAAATACACATCTGCATTTTTCCATTCTAGTGTTAATATAAAATTATTTTCCATAATTTAAAAAATTAAAAAATGGTGACTCTTTTTCAAAGCCACCATTTAAAAAGTTAATTAAAATAACTCTTCGCTTTTTGGCTTTTCTTTAGTCTTTGGCTTTGTTTCTTCTTCATCCTCAATAGGTGTATTATCCAATGCACATAATTCATTATAGTATTCATTTTCACCATCGTGGAAGCAGTCATCAACCATTTTTTGTGCAATAGAACGTGCATCACAATTTTTCTTAAATGCATCAAAAATCCTATTGCGTAACTCATCATACTTTTCTTTATTACTTGCAAGCTCATCCATTTGTGCAAGACATTCATCAAGATTTGATAAGTCCTTTTTAATGAATACACCAAGTCCTAATTCAAGTGCTGTTTTATTTAGACACTTTGTGTTTTCATCATACATACGACATGCATTACCTGCATTCCAATCTAACAATGGAATTGAACCCATTTGAATAATCTCAAATACTGAATATTCAAAATCATCTCCATAACATCCATCAGTTTTAAGATGGAAAAAGTCACATCCAAATGCAGACTTTGCAACGCATCTCATTCCTTCTTCACGTTTATATGCATCAAATACATAACACCAACCTTTTTCACGTTTAGGGGTATCAAGCATTGGATCATCATATGCAATACCATTTTCTTCTCTCCACTTTTTATCTGAAGCCATTATACAAGCCTTAGATGGAAGACGGTTTCCTTGCTCATCAAATGAATAAAGCAAGTCAGGAATTGTAGATACATTAATTGTACGTTTAATACCACGCATTTCCAACTCATAATCATGTGCATAAAATTTATCACGACCACGAAGTAAACGAGTTGGGTCTTTAAATCCAGAATGACGACCAAGATAAGTTATTCGACGTAATTTCTCATCAAATGGAACCCATTGTTTCTTATCTTCATCTGAATAATTATGTGGAAGAATTAATTGAACAAAACGTTTTCTAAATTCTTCTTCACCACACGCTGCACAAATTTTTTGTGCTACCATTGCCTTTGGTGCAAATGTAATAATTTTATCAAATGCCAACCAAAATTCTGAATTATGCAATAGTGGTCCATAATATGCAGCAAATCCCAATACATTATGATCATTACATACAATTGCTTTTCTTGTAGTAATTTTATTCATAACCAAATCCATCCAGAGATTATGATATTTTTCATCTGCTTTTTTCTCCATAATGGAATTAATGATAACCAAATCAGCTTCATTAATATGATTAACTGTATTTTCAGAATAATCATATTCTACGGCGAATGGAATGCTTTGTGTGCCACCATCCATCTCAGCCTTTTCATGTGCTTTTACATAAATAACTTCAACTTCATGGCCAGCAAGCTTCAAGCCTTTATTTAATTCTATAACATATCGGGTTACACCAGAACCCTCAATGCGTGCCATCAATTGTACAATTTTCATATATTAAAATAAACTTTGTTTTGTTGCTATATTAAGTACTTCTTGTTTTGTATTATCTTGAAATGCTACATTAGAAGTATGTTCTCGATTATTATATTCCCAATTATTCAAAATGTTTACAACTTGAGAAACAATAAATTTCGCTGTGTTAACTGGAACATTTTGACCAATTTTTGCAAGATTTGTTTTATCTCCATATATAATAAAATCTTCTGGCATACCCATTAATGAAAGATATTCCCTTATTGTGCAAAATCTCTTACCAGTATAATGAATCATATTAGGTATTGATCTAAATTGAACAGATGGAAAATAATCCTTAAATACCCATGCATCTTCGCCATAATAATTCAAACCTTGTGAAGTTTTTTCAAAGATATGTTTAAAATACTTTTCAACCTTTGCCTTTTCTTCATCAGTGTATTTATCAGATTCTTTAACAAATTTCAAAAAATCTTCAAGTTTACCAGTTTTCATTATATATGTTATAATGTTTCTTTTATCTTTTATTTCATCTGCCCAATTTTCACCATAATTTTTAACATTATAATCAATAGCTGCGTAATTATGAATAAATGATTCTACTGGTGTTTGTTGAGGAGCGTCCTTTGATATTGATTCAAAAAATTCTGGAATAAGAATAGAATCTTTTTCATAACCAAACAATGGTGGTTTTTGTTCTGTGTTTTTTCCTTGCCATTGAGTAAAAATAACAAATGTTCTTGGTCTGCGTTGGCAATTATGATGAAGAACTGTATCTGTTTTATAATAAAGAACAGAATATCCTGCATTCTTTGCAATATCCTCCAATGATGCACGAACATCATCGCCTCTGTCACCAACCAATGTAGGTGCATTTTCAAACACATATACTTTAGGTTTAATAACATTTAAAGTATAATATGTAATCCATTGCATATTACAATTTCTGGATTCTTTTGTTTCATTAGCAGCTTTAGTAACAACTGATAAACCTGAACATACAGGAACTGCAACAACTAAATCCATATCTGAAAAATCTGGCAATGGAACATCATCTTCAAGTCCTTTTCGTACTTTTAAATCAGTTGAATGAATGTCCATATCAAACATCTTTCTATTTGTTATTTGATAATATGGAACTTTATATCCATCCTTTGTAGATTTAAATAACCATTCTCTTAAATTATATTCATTACCTGCACCTGTTATAATAGGATTATCTTTATCACCAGCTACAGTTATTGCATCAAGCCCATCATACGATAAAATCCATTCGGCTTGATGGCCAATGGCTTTTAACGCTCCTATATACATTCCGCCTGTTAATGGTTGAATACATCCCCATTTAATTTCTTTTGACATATAATATTTTATTTTCTTTTTCTATATACAAAATCCAAAAATCGTTTAATTGGACAAATTTTTTCTTTTGGTTTTTCTTTTTCGACATTGTGATATGATCCACGATTACATACATTAAAAATATGTGGTGTGCTATAACCAGATACATCTAAAAAGTCATCAGATAAATCATCAAACATATCTTCCAAATCATCTGTTATATCATCAATCATATCATCTATATCATCTATTAAATCATCTACATCATCCGATAAGTATTTTATATCATCCATATCAGATGCATAGTATTTATTTGATTTAATTTTATAATTAGATGAAAATGGTTTACTTAAATCTTTATATTTAAAATGTCTATATATCATTCTTTGCAAATTGCAACACCGCCTTCTGGTGTAGTTACAACTAAATACTTTGAATTACCAACTTCAATCTCATCTACGCCATAACTTGCAGTTTGGCCATTTACAAAATACTTTCCATAGTTACGATATGGAACAAATGATGTAAATAATACTATTACAGTAAATATTACACAAAACCAAATTAAAAACTTTTTCATATTAAATGTATTTAAAAAATCTTTGG